TATTATTCAAAAGACTTTACAAATTAAATACTCAATTAATGATGATAAAGAATTATTTGAATGGTATTGTAAAATTAGAGATAAACTTTGTAAAGAAATACATATTAAAAAAATTAAATTAGACCTAATTAAAAACAAGGAGGAATAATGGGATTTGATTTACAATCTTGGGGAAAACCAAAGTCGAAAGCTGGCAATTATTTTCGTAATAATGTTTGGTTCTGGCGACCTTTAGCACAATATGTAATTGAGCAAACAAAGTGCGTTGATGAATTTGATGTAGAGGGTTGGGGTTATAATGATAATCATTTAGTGCCGAAAGAAACCGCAAGAGCAATAGCGAAACAATTAAGATATTTGATTAAGTCAGGTCATACAAAGAAGTACGCTATGGCTTGGGAAATAAAAAATAAACAAATTGAAGAAGCAAATGACAAAGTAAGAAAAGAACTTGCAGAATTTGAACGTGAGGTATGTTTCAAATTAAATAAAAAAAATCTTGCACCAAATGAGTTTCCTAAAACTGAACATAAAAAATGGGAAAAAATTTACGATAAGATAAACTTTGACGCTTACTATCCATTTAGTGTTCAAAATGTAAAAGACTTTGCAAAATTTTGTGAGGAGTGTGATGGTTTTACTATTGGTTAAAAGAATTTTTTGATTATTTTTGACTATCAGCTGAAGAAAATAAAAATAATCACAGGGGTTTTCCCATAGATGTGCAGTCTAGCTATCAAGATATGTACACTTTCAATAGGGTTATGATAGCACCCCCTAACAACTAAACAAAGGAGCAATAATGAGTGGAGTACAAGTAAGAACCCAAGACCATTTGAGGTCAAAGGTAAAGAAAAAACTAGAACCATTAATTGAAGATCAAAAATTAATGAATAGGCAACTAGTTATGGAAATGGCAGAAAAAGGTTATAATCGCCTAATTGAAAAGATTGGAGCAAAGAAAGTAATCCAAGATTTAAAAGAGGCAGAAGACCTACATGAAAATGCAATTAGAAAGGCAAAAGCATTTTTCAAAAAAACGGCTAGAACGTCTAGGGCTTATAACAACTCTTTGAAGTATGATTTTATGAGCGGTGATAAATCTGATAAAATCACCTCTTATAAATGTGAAGAACAATGTAGGACTTGGAGTGAAAACTTTGCAGAAAGAGAAGTTAATAAAACTGAACAAGGTAAGGAGTTGGCTAGATTACAAAATCTTGAAGAGGCGTGTGATGATATAATCATGGAAGCTACCACAACAACTGAACTTACTAGCAAACTTTCAGATATTTTGAAAGTAGGTGCAGGTGTAGAGTGGCACAATTTTAAGGCAATAGGTTATAAACCTAAAGAAAAAGCCAAGTAAAATTCGCTTGCTTGAATTCGGCAGGTTGAATATGTGAGGGCAACAAGGCGAGGGTTTTGTTGCCCTTTTTTTTATGTTATTGACTTAATAAGTTAATGGCAAAATCTGAAAAAAATCTTTGGCAGCGTATCAAAAAATTAAACTTAAAAGGTCAAATTTTTCGCATAGAAAGTAATACAATTAATGGAATACCTGACGTTTATTGGTTGATAAACAATAAAAGTATTTGGATTGAATTAAAGTCTAATGATGTCAAGAATTGTGGACTTTCAAAGTATCAAATTAATTGGCACTTGACTCATTTTAAAAATGGCGGTCAATCTTTTATCTTGCGAGAAGACCTCTCGCAGAGGTCTTCTAAAAATCTACAAATTTTCGTGGTTCGTGAACCGAGAGACTTGGTTCTTAAATTCCGGAATTTAGACTTACGAGACGCATTTAAAAAAATCTTGACGCAATAACCACGCCTCACGCATGACTAACTGACTATGCCTATGGCATAGTCAATTTTTATGGTTCATTAACATTGAGCCGTTAACCTTGTATATGGAGTTTTTGCGTTTTCTTAATATTAACATTACGCACGTGTGCGTAACTATCTATATGGGATTTTTCCGCTTTCTTAATATTAACATTTTTTAAAAAAATAATTTATCCGGGCCAAAATTAAATTTAAATAAAGCTTGACAGTCCTGGGGCTCCCATGTTAGTGGGAATCTTAACAATTAACAAAGGAGCAAAAAAATGTTATTAAATTACTACAGCCAAACCAAAATGGCCAAGGGTGAGCCATTCGGATATAAAACAGCGATTCTCCACTTAGCCCCATATGATCTAAGTCAAAAGAATGTTTGTCCGAAAGCTTCCCCGGAATGTGCAGCGGCATGCTTGAATACATCGGGCCGTGGCCAGATGGTTTCAGTACAGAAGGCCAGGATAAAAAAGACAAATTTATTCTGGACCAACAAGAATGCATTCTTGCAGCAATTGAGTCTAGAGATTGAGCAGCTTAAAAAGCGGGCAAGGAATCAAGGCTTTAAATTTGCTGTTCGATTAAATGGGACATCGGATCTTGCCTGGCATAAATTCAAAGTTGATGGAGGGACTACATTGCATGAGCTTCATCCGGATGTACAATTTTATGAGTATACTAAAGTCCCATCTTACTTGAATCACAACGTCAAGAATCTTGATGTTACCTTCTCCGATTCGGGGCGGAATGATTCGGATATTAATGCAGCCATTAAATCCGGTCACAATGTGGCTGTTGTGTTTCAGGACCGGTTACCCAAGAGCTGGCTTGGCAAGCGTGTAATCGATGGTGATAAACATGACTTACGGTTCCGAGATCCGAGGGGCGTTGTTGTTGGACTCGTTGCAAAGGGTCAAGGGCGTAAGATTAATAATAAATTTATAAAGGCGGTTGTTAATGGATAAGTTCTTGGCGTTTATGATGCGAATCGTAATCTTTTTTCCTGGCACTATAATCTTACTAATTATGCTGGCGGTACTACTTTAGAACGGTTCTAACTTACAACCCCATAACCTGGGGTTGTAAATAAATTAAATTATTTGCTTGCAATAAATTTAATATCCTATATTAATGGGACAGTGATAAATAAAAAAACAAACTAACAAATGGAGGTTTAATTATGAAATCACTAAAACAAATGTTTCATATTATTGAAACAAAAAAAATCGGTTATAAGGCATTAGTTTATGCACAGTTTACCGACACAATAAAAAACTATTCAAAGGTTACTAAGTTAATCAAACCTGAATTAGTTGAACATTGTGAAAATAACGACAACTATTTCCAATTTAAAGAGCCAGGACAATTAGGCAAAAGGGGCTTTTATATTGGATCGGTTCAGTTACTAACGAAACAGACTAGCCGTTTTGATGTAACTAAGTTTAAAAAAGATCACCCTGAGTTATATGCTAAGTATTTAACAGGCGGTGTTTCAAATGAACTAAGAACCAATTATAAACGTGAGGTTTTAAAAAAATAATGATAGTACCATTCAAATATAAGGGCTATCACGTAGAACTTAAGGGCGTAATTACGCCCTTAACGTCTCAAGTTAAATTTAGATTTAGCAACGAGACCGACAATAATAGTCACGTTTTAGTATTGAATACTGATAAGGATAGATTACCTTATAACGTGATTAAAAAACTAAAAAGATCGGTTGACGATCGGTTGAGATACTTGGAACAGACAAGGTCTTAATTCATATGAACGCCCCAGCCGTCCCTATACGGCTGGGGCTTAATAGAGGTACCAGCCAAAATCCAAAATAAAAAAAATTTATTTTTTTAATTTTTTAACTATTAAAAAACAGGTTCTTAGTATATTTACATACACTTTGTATGGCAGATAGAAGTAGTCATGGCTCAAAAGATAAGGGGTTTATTTTAAGGGGACCCAAGGGTATAGTAAATTAATATGACTAATACAGATTTACTGACCACAGATCAGCTGCGAAAGAGGCTCGAAAAGGTGTGGCTTAAACATATTAAATTATGTCAGGATAACTTTCTATATTTTGTTAAAAATGTTTGGCCTGATTTTATTTGTAGAACTGATAAAGATCCAGATAAATGGGGACATCATCAGCATATAGCAGCAGAGTTTACAAAGATAGCTCAACACAAAAAAGGAAGGCTCATAGTAAATATGCCTCCTAGACATACTAAATCAGAATTTGCATCCATATACTTTCCTGCTTGGATGATA